TGTCTTAATTTGGCATATTCGGTGCTTACATCACTAATACTTTTAGCGTTACTATCTAATGTTGCTTTTTGTGTAGCAAATGTATCTAATAATTCTTTTGACTTATTAGCTAAATCTTGTTCTGCTCCTGCAAAGTGTTGAATTAAGGGAATAGCAACTGATAATAATGTAGTAATTAATGTTAACCAAAAACCAATTGGATTAGCCGCTATTGCCGCAGTTAAACCCTTCATAACTACAGTAAATCCACCAGTTGCTACAGTAGCCGCACCAGTGGCAGTTACATCAGTAAGCTTTATTGCGGTATCTTTTGCTATTACGGCACTTACCCCTTGCGTGACAAGAACCGCTTCTATTTTTTCTGCATCTAATAATTTTAAACCAGCTAATTCTTTATTACTACTAATAACTGAAATTAACTGCGCTTGATTTAATTTACCTAAATTTAATACTTGACCATCGTATAGAATTTGTGTCTTTTGTGTTTCTACGTTGCCTAACATTGTTGCTTGTGCTAATTTACCTAAAGTAATGACATACCCATCTGTAGCTGTTGACATAGTTGAAAACTTAGTCATTAAACCTTCGATACCTAAACCTAATAATTTACCACCAACTAATACAAGTGCGGCAGATAATAAATTTAATTTATTTATTCCATAGTCTAACATACCAACTAATGAAGTACCTAAATCAAGTATTCCTTTAAAATTACCACTTTGGTTAAGATTATTAACTAGCTTATCCCATGTTGCAATAAGGTTGTTAAGTTTACCATCAACTGAATCCGAAATTGCGGCATATTTTTCTTGGGCTGTTCCTGCTGATGTAGCTGAAACACTTGTTGCTTCTAATACCTTATCATAGTTTTCCATTGTGGCAATAAAAACGTTACGTTGACGAGTACCAGCTATAGAAGTTGCTAATGCAGATTTTTCTATATCTGTATATGTATTCCATTTTTTGCCAACATCATCAAGTACATCTTCCATATTGCGCCATGAATCGTTAGTATCTCTTAGTTTAATTCCTAATTTATTAAGAACTTTTTCAACGTCATTTAATGCTTCGCTAGTATCATCATCAACAAACTTGCCAATTTTGATATTTTGCATTCTAGCAGTAACACTCTTCCAAGCATTACCAATAGTTTCTGCTGATAATCTTGTAACAGAAGAAGCTACGGTAATCAAGGCACTCATTTTGTCAATGCCAACTCCTGCTAATCCAGCACTAGATGCAACGTATTGTAACGCTGTTGCAATTTCTTCTGCTGATGTAGCATATTTTAAATCCAATGCAGAGAACTTATCAACGACACCCATAGCATCACTTGCACTAAGTTTAAAACCATTTAAAGCGGCTGTCATTAATTCTGTAGATTGGGCAGAATCCATCATACCAACTTTAGATAAGGTTGTAGAAGCCTTTAATAAAGTCGTTGTATCTTCTACTGTTTTGCCCTGTCTCCTGTAATATTACTTTTAAGAATCGTTACTTCTCAAAAGATTCCATTTTAGTATCTATATTATATGTATATTTATAAAAATCTTGATTAATTAATATTTCGAATGCCTTGTTCTTAATACTTATTAGTTCAGCATCAGATGGTAGTTTATCAGTTCCAGATATTATTCTAAATTCTTTTATTCCTAAATCATATAGAAATTTTTCTCTATTTAATTCATTTTTATTAAATTCATCTATTGTAAATGTACCTAGTCTAACCCCAAGATTATGACCAGAACCATCGTACTCAAAATAAATATTAGAATCTTTAAAATATATATCTAAAAAATAATTACCAATATTATAATTTAAAATCCCACCATATAAATTATAAATATATAATTGTTGTTTACTCGTACTATGTTTCCTGTAGTTTATACCATATTTTTTAGATGATGTTTTTATGCACTTCTTTAATATTTCCTTATTTTGAAAAGGATACTCAACACCTAATTTTTTAATATTAGTTTGTTTAGCCTTATCTAAAATATCTTTATTTCTTAAAGAACATTTATTACCATACCTTTTAATATTAGTTTTTTCACATTTTTTAGTCTTACATTTATCACAACAAATATCATCTTTAGTTTCTAAGTATTTTCTATATGGTTTTTTAAATATCTTTTTACAATATTTACATTTTACATCAACTTTAATTCCAGAGCCATTAGGAAGTTCACACGTTTTAATGATAATATTATCATTAATTTTTACATCATATCCTAAACCTTTAAAATGTTCTAAATTAAAATTGTTAATTCTTACTTTAATTTCTTGATTATCTGTATCCACAAAACCTTCTTTCTATAATATATTAACGAATACTAAAATGGAATTTTCTCATAGTTTCCTATAAGCATAGGCTATATCTTTATTTCATATTGTAATATGAAATATTCCCCATTTCCATGCACTTGCATGTACTTCCTCTCGGAATAGTCGTTGAGCCTTCCTCTAAATAAATAGAGACTTGGTTGCGGATTGTCCAATATTATTCTTTTTTACTATACCAAGCACATTACTGCTTGCCCTTATTTATGTCACCATAATAAGTTAGTAGAATAATCTCTAAGGAGTTCCCCGTCAGTTAAAGGAATTTATAGTGACCTCGATTAAAAAGCCACTCTACCGAACCATCTGCAACAGCTTGTGTTGTAGTATGTAGTTGAAGGGCTAGGTTAGCATAAGTACCAATCATTTGTTGTGCTTCTTGACTTGTTCCACCAGTGACTAATCTAATCTGTGTCATTGAATCGTCAAGTGCTTTTACTTTTTTTATACTTGCCATAATAGCTTGGTCTACTTCTTGGAATGCAGAAGAAGCTATTCTATATTGGAATACGTTCCGAATCATATCTGTCATTTTGCTATTAAAACTTGAAACATGAACAGTAGAATTTTTTAATCCGTCAGAAATATTATTCTGTGCTTCAAGCAATTTTTTGTCTGCTTCGATGACTGATTCCTTAACTTTTTCATTAGAAGCTACAACAGAATTGTCTTTAAGTACAGCAGAAGATGCTGTTGTATAAGCAGACTGCAATTTCTTAACTGATTGAACATTTGACTCGATTACAACATCGTTTGCTTTTTGTTGTTGTAATTTTGTCAATCTTATTTTAGCTTCGATTAAATCATCGTAAGCTTTTATTGCGGTTTTAATATTATCAGTATCTATTTCTTCTGTATTTTTTCTTTGTAAACTTTTTTCTTTTGCATCTACAATAGACATCTTATCTGAATAATCGTTTTCAAGTGATACTATTTTTTGTTTATCTAATATTTGAGATTTATATGTTTGAGATACAATCTCTTCTTTAGCTAAAAGATTATTATACGCACTTGCAACTTCTGTATTATTTTTTGCATTTTCTGAATTAATTTTTTCTTTTAAAGTTACTTGATAATTGAGAGAGGACTTTAAGCCATCTTCTGCGGCTGATTGTTCTTTAGCTAGTTTTAATGATTGCTCTTGTTTTTGAACAATTCCTGCATAACTAGCTTCTATTTTGTCATTATTTTCTGTTCCGCTGTTTACGTTTGAAACTTGACTAGTGGTCAATCTACCACTACCAACATTACTAGATAGTTCTTGTTGTAATGTTTTTAATTGCTCTTTTAATAATAAACTAGATTTTTCATCCGCTGTAACAAGTTTTATTTTTGTAGTATGTATAGTATTTAATATACCTAATGTTTGGTTATATAAAGATAAATTATCTTTTGCTTCTGTGGATTCTTCTTTATCTAATTTGTTTGCTTCTAACATATTAAGTTTTTCACTTAACATAATCTGATTCTTTAATATGGTAGAACGGAGTTTTTCATCATCAATTAATTTTTCATGTTTTTGTATGTACTCATCTAATCTTGTTTGAGCATTACTTAGTTGAACTTCTGCTTCTTGCCATTTTTCTGAACCAACGCTTTGCTTTGCAAATTGTTCAGCTTTATTTCTTAATTCTGTATATAACTTTATAACTTCGCTCATCTGGTACTTAGGATTAGTCTTATCAACTACGGTAGTATTTACTTCTGGTGTTCCACTTTTAATAAATTCTCCACCAGCATTAGCCGCATCTTTTAATCTAATCATTTCCTTGAAATCGATTAGAACTGTTGTTATACCTTTATGTAAATTTTCAAAATTTAATGAAAATGTAGAAAGTAAATTAGAACCAGAACCTAAAAATGTTGCACGCATTCCAGACCCTAATTCATCGATTAGACTTGTTAATTTTTGTACATTTTTCCATTCTTGTTTATAATTGAATAGTTCGTTATCGCCTAATTTATTTTTAAATACTTCTTTAAGTTGGTCTACGATAAGATTAACTTGCTTTACACTATCCTTATCTTTAACCTCAACACCAATCTCAACACCAAACTCTTGTAAGTATTTAGAGCCTTTACCTAAAGCCATAATTATCCCCCCTCTCTAAAATATAATTTAATTTTTATAGTCCATTCTAACTAAAACTCTTAATTTTCTATCTATTTCTTTCGCAACATAATCATTAACCCAATCCTGTGTTTGTTCTAAAAAATGGATACCAAAATCATTCCTACGTGGATTACGTCTTGAACCTTTACCTTCTCCACCGTTTTCAAGAAAATCAATCAACCCATATGTAAAATCTTCACCATCAAAACTTCTGTGTGCTTGCCATCCTTTACCTTCATTTTGAGCAGAAGCCCTTAATCTACTCATATCCATGTAAACTCTAACAGTATTACCAGTTATGCTATATCTTGCACAGTTCCTTAACTGATTAGTTCTTTTATAATGGTTAGGGTCACTTTCATCATATGTATATTTGTCATACCAATCTGAAATAAATGAATTTATTTTCTTTACGGCTTCATTACCAGTTTCCATTAATATAATTTTTATTTCAGATTGCATATTAGCTTCGATAGTTTTTAATCTAGCATTTAGAAACTGTGTTATTTCATCAGCCATTATTATTACTCCTTTTTGGTAAGTATCTCGTCTGTTGATTCAGATTTAATTCCCTCTACAATCTTTGTAAGAGTTGGGTTATTAAATGTTTCAATAGTTTTTAAAACGTTTAGCTTATCAATATCAACTTCGTTATTAAGAATATCTCTCATTCTTTCGATTTCTTCTACTTTAGGATAATTATCAAAAATATTTATCAGTTCATTCATAATACTTACGTTACGAATGCCAGAAAGTCTATCACATTTTTCAAGTAATTCTACATAATCACCTTCACAAGCACCGTTAATCAAATCATATAATCCACTTTGTTTAACTAAGTCATAATTCTTAGTCGTTTTATCAGTTGGCATTACACCAATATTTGTATAATAAAACTGTAAATCAAACATCATAGATAAATCATATTCTAAATAAATATAGTCTAAATCAATTTTCTTATTATCGCCTTGATTAAATGCTTTATTTTTAAATGTTTCTGCAAACACATTAACAATTGCGTATTTACTTGCAAGTGGTAAATATGATTTTACTGTAATATTTTCATTAAACCAGTTAGTGAATTGTTCTCTAGTAATTAAACCAGTTGTAACTTGAACCATTTTATCATGAACATCTGAAAAGTGTGCATACTCGCTTTTTTTATTAGCCATAATATATATCTCCCCTATTTTCTATTATTATAAATTGGATAAACTACCTTCTTGTATATTATCCTTTATTCCATTTTCATCAAAATATTTACCTAGTTCGGCAGATATATCAGCATCGTTATAGATACCAACCATATCTACTGATTCCCAACCAACTATTTTCTTAACAATTTCGGCTGGAATATTAGAAGCCATTAATCTACTTACAAATAAATGTCTAAGTGAATGCCAGTAGAAGTCAATACCTAGTACTCTACTAAATGTAATAGCCATACTGTTTAAAGTATAGATTGTAATTGGTTTCCATTTACCAGTTGCTTCATCTTTTGAAACAAACAAATACTCACTATCAACTCCAAGTTTTTCTCTTTGAGCCATCCATAAATCAAAGTATGGTTTAAAATCTTTAACCAATGTATATCTATCTAACATTTTTCCACGAGAACCTTTCCCTTTTGTTTTCATTAGTTCTGGTGTTTTATAAAGTGAACCGTAGACTATATTACTATCATCAAAATAATTTACTTTAAATCGTGTTAATTCTGATTTACGCGAACCACTACAAACAGCTAAAGCAAAAACACAAGCCTTTAGATACTGCTCTCTATCTGTCAGATACTTTAGAACGGTTTCAACCTCTTGTGCTGTAACAATAGTCTTAGTCCTTGTTTGTGTCTTAACGGGGCTTTCAATCTTGTTTATGATGTTCCTAAAATTAGGATAATCATCATCTAATATATTTTCAATAAAGATTGACATACTGCTCAATGCAGATTTTAGTCTACGTATTCTATTAGGACTATTATTAATTGATAACAAATAACTTTGATATCTCATTACTTCTCTTTTATTTAAATCAATAAAGAACTTGTTATTATTAAACAACAGATTCCATGTAAAGAATATTTGTAAATCATTCTCATATCCATGAATTGTAGTGGCGCTTCTATCAACTGATTTTAAATACTGTAAAAATTCAGTCATTATTTGTTTATTCTCTATACTAATTTTATCTAATAAATCACTATTCGTTTGCTTGTTGTACTGGGTTTGTCTTCCGATGATTTCCACCTTCTTTTTCTATATATTTATCATAATATTCCCATTGATGTTTTCCTGCTGTTTTACGTTTGTGTTGGCAACATTCACCTATATGAGAATAATTTGTTTTATAATAATTACTTGCATCAATTATAGAGTAAAATATCTCACCAGTATCAACACAAATAATGGTTTTTGAGTTCCAACTTTCTGCCCCTTTGTGTTTTCCTTTACGAGCAATACTAAGTTTTAATCGTGTTTCTTCTGAGGGGTGTTTCCCATACATTACATTTTTATTTCCTTTTTGAGAATCACTTATTTTTTTTCTCCACTCTTTATTTCTAATACATCCGCTATTACCAACCTCACCACCAGTTGAAAAGTTATATCCAAACTCATGATTAGTCGTATTATAATATTTAATATAATCTTGTTCTAACTTACAAACTTGTGACTTTGATAAATTATCATATAAGATAACGTGTTCAATATCATCCCATCCATATTTATTAATCGCTCTAGTCATTAATATTTGAGATTGATATCCCGCCCCATTCATCCATCTACGTTCTACATCTTGTGAAGTAATACCGAAGTATAATTTACCATTAGGAAAGATATGTACATAAATTGAATAACAATTTATTTCATTTTTATTTATTTCTTTATTACAATATTGGCATCTATACCCTTGTTGAAAATTACTCCATGTGATGCTTAATTCTTTATCTGGATGTTTTTCACATTTATATCTAAGTTTTATCTTAGAATTTATATACTCATCCCCTAATAACGTATATCCAACATTATTAAATTGTTCTTTAATATATTCATAAGATAATTTATCAGTTCTGCCCATAATTACTTCACCTTACTTTTATTAAGATAGGTTACTACAATTGCGAAGCTGTCACTTTGGTCATCATTTTCAAATGTCACATTTGGATATAATTTCAAAACTTCTTCCATGACTTCTTTTTTTGTAGCATTGCCTTTTAAAATTGATTCCTTGATTGTCTTTGGTGGATAATATACCTGCTCAACATCATAAAATAATAGGTTAACAATGCCGTGTACGCGATATATAACTGCGGTCGATGTATTAAACCTACTGAATGCACGTTCAATACAGACAACGCTAGGTGGGTATTTATCCTTTAACTCACTAAGATAATCATAAATCTGTTTCAACCTAACACCGTGAGTTTGTTTATCTTTAGTCATGGTGCTACCAATAAATATAGGCTTATTATCTTGAAAAATAGTAACTCCCGTATTCTTTAACGATAAATCAAGACCCCATATGTATTTTTTATATTTCAAAATATTCTTACCTACTCTCTATTAGAAATAAAATTTACCTTTTATTTATATAAAAATCTTAAAAAAAAGATAATTAAGTAATACTCAAAGATTTTGTCTTTTTTATACTTAATTATCTTAATGTTTATTTATGTTTTTGTTATTAAATTTTTGAAACTTTAGGTTTTGATATCGGTTTAGCAGAAACCTCACTTGTAGATAAAACCGAAATTTGTTCTTTGATAGCCAGTAATTCGTCTTTAGGGATAATGAAATACTCGAAATCATCGTATCCCCTTGTCTTATCATCGGTACAATCAAACTTTCCTAACACTACGTCATATCCAACAATGTCAATTGTTTTACCACCAACTAATCCTGCCCTTAAAACTACATTCATATTATTCACTCCACTTTCTATAATGATTGGCTTTATCTCTGTATCAGAGTTAGCCATTAAATTTCTAAAACATTGTTGCGTACAACAAACGTTTTTCCAAGAATTTATAGATATACAAGACCTACAAACATAATATTCATTACCACAATTTTGACATTTTCTATTATTCATATATCATACATCTTTAGTTGCTATTTTTAATAAATTTGAATATTTGTCAATAGTGATATGTTCAGCTAATACTAGCTTATTGTGCCATTTAATAAATAATGTATATTTTCTAGTCATAAATAAAGAGAATAACATCATGCTAATTAATTCATCTCTAACATCTATAAATCTATCATTATAAATTAATTTATTTGATAATAAATATACTTCTCTAAATTTTCCGATAGATTCTAATGTATTTAATATTTTCATTAACTGTTTTTGAGATATCTTTTCCATATCGATATCTTGTATGTAGTTTATTTTTTTTGTTAAATAAATCAATCTATCATATAAATTAATAAAAACGCTATAATCATCTTCACTTATATCTGTTGTTTTACCAAAGTAATAATCTAAAGCATTCTTATAGATTATAGATAATCTATTTCTATAAGCATAATATAAATCGATATCGTTATTATACATAATAGCCAATGATGCTATAAATAGATTATATTCGTTACCTTTTTTCTCGTATATGTCTAGTACAGTTTCTATACATAAATCTGTCTGTGTGTTTAAAATCATAGCAAAAAATACAAGATTACTTCCACCATTATGTTCAATATTATACTTCATTGTATATTCTATGAATACACCATAAAGTTGAGTGTTTACAAGTGAATCAATTAAAAATTCATAATCACTTGTAGTTTTTGGTTGATACACTTTATTTAATGTGTCAATTATTTTCATTGTATCTTTATTTTTTACTAATTTTAAAAGTAACCCTAGAAAATCAGAATTATGTCTATCTAACATACATGATACAATACAATGTGATAAAGCTTCATCTCTTTTGTCTAATATAAATTCAATTTCTGCCATTGTGTGGTAAATATTTGGTTCATAATTTCCAAAATTGTTTGTTAACTTATGTTCATTCTCAAATTCTAAATTAAGTTTTATACATTTTCTAAAATATTCAATAGCTTTATTTAAATCGGAACTTTTTTCAAATATAGCAAGTTCATAGTATGTTTGTGGAATATTTGGATAAAGTGATTCAATTTTAAGTAATTGATTTTTTAAATCAGAATCGCTATAGTAGTTTAACTTTTGCATTATATAATACTTATAAAAGTATGATAAATATGCAATATCAGATGTAGCTAATATATCTTGTAAATCATCAGATTCTAAGAATTTATCACAAAACTCATCTGCCAATTCATAATTTGACATTGCCAGATTTTCTCTTGACAAATAGAATAAGTCAATTGTGTCATACTCTTTATTCTCATAACTTTTATTGAGAATATCTAAATTTCTTTTACATTTATCTAAATCTACGTCTTTTTTGTATCCAGTATGGATAAGGTCATATCCTAATACGGTGACTGTATTTAATTTCTCATCACAGTCTTTTAGTACTTCGTGTATTTTTCTATCATATCTAAATCCTAAATTTTTAAATAGTTTTAATCCATAACTGTTATTGATAATAGTTCGTGAACTTTCATCTATATTTTTAGTCAAGAATTTGATACCGTTATATCCTCTATTCAGAACATCTTCAACAGTTGTTCTGAAATTATTGTCTAATTTATATTCAAAGAATTCATCAGAATCTAAGAATAAAATAGTGTCACATGTTGTTTGTTCGATTGCGAAATTTCTTGCTTTGGAGAAGTCATTCTCCCATTCGTAATCTATCACCTTACACCCTAAATTGGTGCAAATCTCTTTAGTATTATCAGTTGAGCCAGTATCTACTATGATAATTTCATCTACAACGTCTTTATAACTATTGATGGAATTTTCGATATTAGAAGCTTCATTTTTAGTAATCGTAATTGCAGAAATTTTCATATCATATCCCCTTTTAATTCATAAAAAAAATACCCACACAGACAAATGTCTGTGTGGGATAAATTTTTATCTAGTAGTTTAAAATTAATTAAACAGTTGCTTCGCTAGAATCTTCGAAAATTGTAAATGAATATAATTCTTTTGTTGTACATCCTCTTACAAAGTCCATTGTTAAGTTCTGAACAACTGGTTCTCCACTTGCTGATAAATCGAAGTTCCAGTTACCATCTACTTGTGCTTGTCCTTCTACAACAGCAGGGAACAATTCACCAGTACATGTATCTCTTGCAACACCATAAGCTGAAACAAGAACTGTTGGTGGAATACCATCCGCATTAACTGTAATCTTTTGAGCAGTTGCAGATGTTTTATAGGTATATGCGCAAGCGATATAATCCCCAACAGCAGGAGCAGTAGCATCAGCAGTTGCAAATGAAATAGCCTTAGTAGCAGATGCATATGTGAATGTGCCAGTAGTTGCAGTAGTAGCTTGTGTGAACTTAGTACCGTATGTACCATCTTGTTCTAGTTTATACAAACTACCAATTTCTGAACCAGTTGCTCCAATAGCAGTAAATTTAGTGGCAAAAGTTTTGCCTGTACCGCCTTGAATTGTGTCATACCAAGTAATATTGGTACTACCAGTAAATACTTCTGTACCGTTCTGTACAGCAAGAACATCGGTATTCCAAGTTGCAAGGGTTACTTTTAAAGTAGCCTTTCTTGAATGTCCAAAACCAGTTCCGATGTATGTATTACCTCTACCACCAGTAGGATAAACCATTGTGATAGTATTCTCAAGTCCAGAAGTCTTAGTATCTGTTAAATAAGCGATAATGCTTTTATCGACAGGTTTTCTTAGTAAAATTTCAAAAACTTGTTGCATAGCAAACTTTTTAGGTGTAGCTAGAATAGCCATAATCAAATTCCTCCTCATAAATAATTTATATATAGTAAAGCTTTCGCTTACTAATCTAAGTTTATAACGCTCCCCCAATTGACTTTTTCCCATTCAATTGGGTTCTTTTCGGTATCTATACATCCATTATGTAATGCATCCATTGTATTTTGCCATTCATTTATCTTTACATTTCTGTAATATAAATCATAGATTAAATATATTGGATACTCTTTTATGTCTTGATACCTTGTACCCTTTGCAATTTCAGACGAGATAATACTATCTAATGAAACATAATATTTATCTACTTTAATTTTTGTTCTTGATTTATATTGATTCTTTAAAATATATTGTTTAGCACCTTTACTTCCACCTTTTAAGAACATATATTCACTAGTTATCCAATTTATTTTTTTCAAATATTTAAGGGTAGTGTCGTATAGGTTTTCTGTAAATTTTACATTATCTTTGCTAACAATATATTGTTTAAGTTTGTTTTCTTGTACATTACAAAGTACAATTTGTGGTATATCGGTTTCATTAATATCTAATAGTACATATTCTCCGCTTAATCCAAGGAAGAAATTTAAAGCATCTCTGTATATTTTATCTATTGCAACAGCCTGTTTTTCAACTTTTATAATCTTCCCATCGAGTTCAGCTTCAAAAAATATATTCATAACCTTTTTGTTTAATATACATTTCTGTATAAAAAATTCCCATTCAGTTTTTATATCCTCGTACCAGATTTGCATTTCACACCATAAAATATCTGCAACATCTATTCGTGTTGAAGTTAATGCTTTTATGTAATCATTATAATTATAATCATTATCACTTATACATTTTCTTTCTAACTCTACGATATCAGATAATTTAGGGTGTTTAACCTCAATACCATTAATTAATTTTAACCCATCTCCATATAATAAACGTAACGTACTCATTTCCATAACATCACCCCTATCTAAGATTTAGATTCTTTGGTAAAAAACTAGGTCTTTGATTCATTGTAATATCTACTTGTGATGCCACAGGGGTAGTCCCACAACCCACATTACTATCTAAACTAAGTTGATACACTAATTGTAAACCATAAAAATAGTTAGAATAGTCTCTTTGTTTAAATCCTAAATCAAGCGGTCTATTTGCTATTGGTAAATCGGTTTGTTGGTTATTAAACATTTTGTCTAATTCTTCTGCAATTAGATATGGTCTATATCCTGCTTGTGTACACCAAGTATCAAGATGAAAAATAATATCAAATACTAAATTAACATAACGATATCCTTGATTATCATAAGCGGAATCTCCACCAGTTAAAGTGACGGTAACATATCCATGTTTTTCTGTATCTGAATTTGGCATCTTTGGTAATGGAAAAATTTTATCCATAAGAAGAGACCTTGTGTCAGAAATGTCTGGTTGAGTTAAAGGGTTATAATCAATAGAGTTTTCAGTAGGATAATATTTTAAAGCTTTACATATTGTTTGATTTCTTAGCAATTTTTCTGCAATGACATTATTAATAATATCACCAAGTTCTGCATAATAAGCCATTAAAACAATCCCCCTAACTCGATTAAAAGTGTATTAAGTTCAGAAGTCCTATTATTTTTACATACTATTCTTAGTAATACATCTTTTGTAGATTTTAAATTAGTTATTGAGAACCCGTTTAATGTGGTATCAATATGATAATTTTTATCTGGAACATCGTATGAATTAATTGTAAACGTAGTGTCCGTTGGGATACCATTGTTATATTCAAAAACTTCATAAGTTTGTTTCTGATTCAACTTAACATATGTAATATTAGGTAATATGGCATCATGGTAACTATCAATGATAACATCAACAACCTCTACTTTTATAGAAGTGTTAAAAATGATATTATTTTTAAGCTTACATGTAACATTACAAATACCTAAACCAACTAACGTATATTCGCCAGTAACTTCATTAATTTCAATGATACTAGCATCAGATGAATACCATAATACATCTTCTTCAATTTCTATACCATCTAAATAAACAGTTGATTTTAATGTATCTTTAGCCCCAATCGTATTCTTAATATTAGATTGGCAAGATATCACATAATTATATGTCTTGTAATTTGCAACTGTTAAATCAAAATTATCATCTTCTGCTTTATTGTCATAATTAGCATAAAATGATAAAAATGTGACTGAATCTTTATCAAAAGTATTTAGTCTATTTGGCTTACTTCTGCTTCTTAGTTTATAAACGTCATCCCCAAAAATAAACCTTGCATTAACATCAACATCTTTTGTATATTTGTTCAATTGACATTTTACTTCGATTCTTCCTGCTGGAACATCCAATTGTATATTAGTTAATAATTGTGTTTCCATCAGATTATAATCTACATAGCATGGCTCTTCGTGAATATTACCGTACTTATCCTGTGAGTTCATTGTACAATTACATCTTTGTAAATAAGCGCTTGATGTAGCACTTTTTATATTATCAGTTGCATAAGCAATCCAAATATTATCTTCAAATCTGTATCTTGTACCTAATGGTGGTTGGTGTGTAACATCTCTAAATAGAATTTTTTTAAAATCATCATTGTTCTTTTTACCAGTTTTTACATCAATTAGACTGGTAATTCTACTTTCACATGGAACAAAACTTAAAGTACCAAACTCAATTTCTTCCTCAACATCACTTTGAACTGTTGAAGCATTATCAAATTGTCCATTTACTAATTCTTGTATTTGGTTTAAATAAAACTCTTTTGGAGATTTATTAACTGATAAAAAGGTATCATAATAACTCATTCTATCACCTTTAATGCATTTAGAATTGATATGCAATAAAACGTTAATGATTTGACATTTGCATGGTTTAACTGTGTACTAATATTAACTCCTGTTAAAACGTTTGTTAATGTTAAGTAGCCTTTAGTTCCTAAATTAAAATATCCACCTGCTGTTTCCATAATTAATCTTTCTAAATATACGTGAAATCTTTTAAAATCATCAGCTATTTCACATTCCTCATATATAGGAAGTATAGCAAACACTTCATTTATCAATTTAATTATGTATTCATTTACATCAGAGCCAGATATATTAATATTGTTAATATTATACTCCATAATTTCCAGCCGCCCATTCTTTGAAAGGGGTATGTTTTAATCCATATACTATAATATCTTGGTCTAATATTTCTCTTAGCATATTTCTATGATTATTCTTACCACTTAAATTACGCTCTTCGCTGTAATGTTTATAATCGTTATCATTTAGAGTTATCTCCATTTGTGTAATATTATTTATCGACCAATTCATCCAAGTCAAAACCATAGAATCAGCCATGATATTGAGTTCATCAATATCTAAAGACACCAAAAATGTTCTACTAACTAGGTCTACATTTGAAATATCCTTGATACAATCAGAAGAGAACCGAGGGATACTTTTAATTAAAAATGTATCCATCATATCTTCTGCAATTGCAACATCTTCTTGAAATATCTTTTTGATTTTATAATCTTGAATAGACCCTAAAAATAATTTATACAAAGTCTCAAATGAAGTTACCGTTTCCATACTCCCACCCCCTCTTTTTTATATTATAAAGTTAATATTATGCTTTTACATCAAAACTTTTCATTCCTTCTGCTTTTGCTTTAATATCAACTCCGAATTTTCTACTAATAATATCAACTTTATTATAGTCAACAGCCTGTCCACCATATATACTCATACTAATATTATGAATAATTATTTCTTTTTGTGAATCAGTAATATTATCTAACATAGATTCAATAGTATTAGCGCTAAAATCACAAATTTTATCAATAGCATCTTTGTTTAAAATAGTCTTATATAATTCCGTAAGTTCTAAGAAGTATACGGCATTTTTATCAAGAACATAAAACAATCCATTATCGACAAATTTCTTATTAGTATTAACAATATCATTTAGCTTAGAATAAGAGACTGACTTAACTTGTCCATATTGATTAAAGGACAATTTTGCCGAGCCACCTTCTTCTGTTGGTAAATTTAAAGAACCGTAGTATAAAGACATTACTTTAATTTGTTTATTAGCGGATGGTTCTACAAATCCTTCATTTTCGACTTCTACCTCTGCTAATTTAGGACTTTCGATTTTACTAGCTATATTATCTGATTTCTGCATACTAGAAATTAAAACCTCTAGTTTAGCTTTTAGTTCAGCATTGTCTTGTAATATTTGTTGATATTCTGCGTTGCCAATCGTTGGTTCAGCAACGTTAGTAACCTTTTCTTCTACAATTGTAGAAGCGGCATTTGCAATCTTAGGCATATTAATAAATCCCCTTTCAATTCAAATATTGGTAGAGGGATACCTATTAAGTCGGTATCCCTTCTATCCTAATATTTATGTATAAATATATTATGTACGAACGTGTACGATTAAGCTAGTGTGATAATTCCTGCAATAGCATTTGTAGCAACTGCGATACCATATGATTTGTTGATAGTTGTAGATTCTGTTAAGTTAGCAGTTTGTTGAGCCGCGATAGTACTATTTGTGCTTGAACCTTCATAGCAAAGCTTTACAAGTTTTTGGCTTGAAGGAGAAATTACATAGATTCTATCGTCGTCAATTGCTAATTTATAAGGATTAGACCAATCAGCGATTTGTGGTAATACCATTGTGTCATATCCTGCTAGAGTTCTGACATAACCAACTTTTACAAATTCACTATCGATATCGTATCTGTAGTTTGCATCATCTGGAAGAATATTTGCTAATGCTGTTGGAGTACCTAAGAATACAGCTTTAGCACCGCCATTATATGCTGTAACAGTAGCGGCAAGTCTTACTGCTTCTTTCTTAGTAAATCCTGCAACTTTAAGATTACCATCTACAGGAGTTGAAGGAAGGTCGCCCATTGCAGTATCAAATGCTTTGTAAACTTCTTTTGTAATTTGAGCTTCTACACTAAGGATAGCTTTCATTACAAACTTAGCTAGAGAATCAAGACCACAAAGGACTTTGTAAAAGTTAACAGAAACGGCAATAGCACGATTTTCTGGCATAACAGTTACTTGACCGTTGTATTGTCTTTGGAACTCTACTGTTCTTTGGTCTCTACCAGCTTTAGATACATAGAACAAATCATTAGGTTCAACGTCGAAAGCAAAGCTATCGCCAATCATACCATTTCTTTGTTCTGTGTAAGCGCCGATGCTTTTATCAAGAACGTCTGGGATAATCATATCAATTAGTGAGTTTGCAACTGCAAAAGAAGCCCACTTAATTAGAGGATGTTGACCCCACATTTCGTTTGATACCATTGAATTTTCTGCGAACTCAATGTTAGCAAGTCTATAGATTTCAGCGTTCATTAACTTATTCATTTTCTTTTCTTTATCAGCAAATGAAATTGAGTTGTCGTATGCGAAGCCAGTTCTTTTTTCTGTTTCAGAAAAATATGTGTTCATATAATCTCTAAATGCAACCTCGACTGTATTACGGTTGGCAGAGAAACATAATTGTTTAGTCATAATTTTTATTCAACACCTTTCTTAAATTAGTTGTTAACTACTTCAAATTTGTAAGTAGTTACGGGAGTTTTAACTAGATTGCTTGAACCAATATGTAGAATACTTGTTCCAACTTTCTTTAATGTGAAACCAGTCCCTGCTGTTGCAGATGCAACAAGTTTAAATCCAGTTGCGGCTGGTGTAAGGAAACCAAGAGTTGCGACATCAGCAATTCCAGCACAAGTCATTTCGATAATGTCATGTGGAGCAAGGAATGTAGCATCAATCATGCGACCAGTGAAATTAATAAATGCTCTTGGGTCTGGTGTTAAGCCTTTATATTCACTACCCATTAGGTCTCTAGTGATAACAACTTCTGGGCTTGTAGCCATCCATAGTCCTTTAGCAGATACTGAACCTGCTTCTGTAGCATTCCAAACTGTGCCTTCTCCAAGATTTGTAGAGTAAGAGTTAAGATTAAATACAGAACCGTTTTCAACATCAGAAGTAGCAACAGCAGTTCTGTTGTATGTATCGATGTTCATTGCTTGTACGCGAGTTTTTATAACAACATTTGTAGCCATAATTCAATTCATCCTTTCTAAAATAAAAAATTATATTGTATCCCAAATACTATTTGTTTTTCTTTGAGATTCGAATGGGAGACCTATCTTTACGATACCATCTATATTTTCAGCCCTATCAAATACCTGTGCTTTTACATAATTGCTCCAAGATTCAATAGAGGAAAATTCCTTAATTTTAGACTGCATTTCAGTCTTTTCGGATTCACTCATAGTGATTCCACGATTTTCAATATCTGACATTACTTTAGTGATTGCAGACATCTCTTTCTCTTGTTTTAATTTCTCTTCTGCATCTACTTGAAATTTCTTTAAGTCTGCATAATCAGACATAGTTTCAATTTGACACATATAAGCTTTATTTTCTTCTTTTAGTTTAGCGTTCTCTGCTGACATAGCTTCGAACTTTTCATCTGCGCTCATTTTAGCTTCTTTGTCTTCTTTTTCTTTATCAGCTTTAGCTTTATCAGCGGCTTCTTTATCGGCTTTAGCTTTATCAGCTTTAGCACTCATTTCAGCATCTTCGCTCATCTTTGCTTTTTTAGCTTCTGCTTCTTTAGCTTCTGCATCTTTATCTGCTAACTCCTTAGCTTTTTCTGCCTTACTTTCAGCTTCGTCTGCGCTCATTTTTGCCTTTTTGTCTTCTTCTTCTTTAGCTATTTTAGCTTTTTCAGCTTCGTTTGCCTTTTCTTTTTCAGCAAATTCTAACTCTTCTTTAGTCAATTTCAACTCACCTGCACCTTCATTATTATTTATTAAATCATCAGAAGTGCCTACTTCATTAAGGTAGGCTTTTTTATCCTCTGAAAACTCCAATTGGATATTAGCGCCTTTAACCGCGGGATTTATATAATCTCCTAAGAGAGTAACACCCTCTAATACAAACTCTTTAACCCTTAATTTGTCTTCAATTTCTTCTGAATCAGTAACACTCATTTCTACACTTACAGCCTTTTTATTACCATCTTCATTGAATACTCTTAGTACATCAGCACTATATTTCTTCCAAATAGTTCCCATTATTGTAATAAAAGTTCTGCCGTCTGGTACTTTACTAAACACAACTGGATTAGATTCTTCTTCTTTAATAAACCCACATGGGACTTCATCTGATTCATGACCTTCAAAATCACCTATGTATTTATTATATTTATATAGAATCGGAATGTCATAAATTGTATCAGCACACTTATTTAACACATCATTCTCAATATCTAAAGTATGAGCATTTTTACCATCAGCAAAAGCATATATTTTAGCTTTCTGAAATCTACTACTTTTTGCATCTCCTAATAATTCAATTTTATCAACTGAAAAATTAATAGAATACTTGTTCATTTTACTCACCCCCTAAATTTAAAAATTGTATTAATTCTTGTGTCTTATAATATATATAATCTCCTTTTTCAATACTAAATAATGAAAAACCATTTTTTAATAACATTGTAGATTCTTCTTTTTTACAACGGTATAGTTTATCTTCATTTACTATTTTAGGATTAAGAATAAACATGGTATTACACCCCAGTTCCTTTGTCAATGTACATTACTCTTTTAACTCGCTAGTTCCACGCGCTTGACTATTTAAAGTATCTTCATTGTCAGTATCTTCTTTAGACTGTCTACCCTGTGTTTTTTTTGTAGGGTCAACTTTCTGTGATTCGGCAGTTTGATTATTTAAACTCATCAAAGGAATTAGCTTCTTATCAAATCCCATAGATTTAGATAAAGATAAATGTCTATTAAGTTCGAATGGATTCATATCACAAATTCTTGAGACTTGTTGAAAATCAACAATACCCATAGTTGCTAAATTCTTAAATTTATCTTGTCTTTCTTTAACATCATCTGGTATATCTATATCACTAAATTTAACTTTAAATTTGTATTTCTTTGTATTTGCGTTAACAAAATAATCAACAAAATCTTCAAATAGTGGATATATAGATTTAATAAAAGCATTATCTATTGCACTAGCTAATTTAGATTGGTGTACATTTAGTCTATCAGTACTAATTAATGGTTCAGAAGATGCAACACTTTGAGCAGAGATATTATCTACATACTCTGATAGCATATTTCTTTCAGAAACAGTAAATTCTACTGGTTTAATATCATCCATAGGTAATGCGGTTAATCCAATTTGTTTAGCTAAACCTTGTCTAGCTACACCTAAGAATTTACCTAAAATATCTGGTGTGATATTAATTTGATTCGCAACAGCACCAGATTTTTTATCTTTATTCATTCCTATAATACCAACTAATAACTTAGAAGCTTCAATAAAATATTTATCCTCTTGAAGTTTCCTTACGGTTGGTTGGATAGATATTTCTGGAAATAATGCGGCGAAATATGGGGTTAAGGTAGCTATTTCTGGTGATATTTTAAAAGCCCAAAACTTATCTTTTGGGGAACATTGATGCCAATAAATAAACGTGCTATTCCTTGAATCAACGTTACCAGATGGTTCATACTCTGTAGAAACATTCTTAAATGTTTCCCTATACATTCTTTTAAAAACTTTAGGGTACATATTTATGTCTACACCGTAATTACCAATAAACCAGTTGAAGTTGAAGTCAAATAACAATCCAGAATCGTGTCTTCCAGTAATCTTACAAAAATCTGGTGGAAGTTCTTGAAGTGTATATTTACTTCCCTCGTCCCTAAGTATAGTATAATAGATTCCTTGTCTTAGCATTTGTTTCATTGCTTTTTGAAACTCTTCTTTAAAGTTAAAGTGACTACAAAAATCATCTAAGATTTTTAAATCTTTCTTAAAAGCAGGAGAGTTAAATTCTTCATCTTTGGTTATGTTTGTACAATCAAATGTTAAATTAAAACAAGCTATATCAGCAAAGTATCTAATTAATCTTTTATAAAACATATTTTGAACTTCAAAATTTGTACTATAATTTCTTAATATAGTTTCGCTATCTTTAGGCGCTCTTAATGCTCTTTCAATCCCTTCCATAGTTCCTTCGACGGGGTTCATATTAATATTTTGTAATTGTCTATTCACCGTGTCTGGTGTGAAATATGTATTACGGAATTGATTATTATATTCGTTTGAAAAGCTAAGAAAATCCCAAGCGTTTAAAACTTGGTTTACTTCGCCCTCTGTTAGTTTTCCATCGTTGTCAGCCAAATTATCTCTCCTTTCTTACTTTTATCCGTATTGTATGTAGTCTAGCAAACCATAATCGCTATTATTATTGCTAAAATGGTTATCTTCTAAAAGTTTTGCATAGTATAATCCGTAAGCTAAAGACATAACTCTATCTTTACGTCTACCAGATTTCTCTTTTAAATTGATATAACCACCTGCTACTTGGTCTAAATTTATTGCTTCATTAATTAACATATTAGTTTGAACATAAGAATCTAAAAGTCTAATTCTTAAATTAGAATCTTCTATTTTATAATATTTAAAATATTTATTAAGATATTCTACAGCTTCTTGTGATTCCACTAATAGTGAAACTTCTTCTGATGTAAACAAATTTTTCATATTAATAAACATTTCATGTTTTAATTGTGGTGGTGTTTTAACACTATAAATCAATGGTACTGCATTTTGGCTAATAGTTCTATTGACCATTTTTACATCGTCATAGTTAACAACTGTCCATGCAGGATAATTTTCACCACGTTCTTCATCATAAGTTTCTGTAGTACAAGCATCGAATACACCAACACCATTTCCCTGTGTATCGATAACAAAATAGTCACAATCTAATTCATAGAACAATTGTTTAGAACGTCTAGCTTGAATAAGTGAGTTAATACCATGTAGGCTTTCACCATACGCTACAATTTTCTTATACTTACCATCACTTGGAATTAGTCTTATAATCCAGTAAGCGGTATTATCGTTTTTTGCTGATTCTATCAGCGCGACATCCATACATAAAAGACGAATTTCATTTGGTAACTTTTCTTGATAGAACTGCCATTTAGTCTTATCTTCTTTGAAATCTACGAACTCTTCATTACTCATAGCATATAGCGCTTTAGTATTTGTTCTTACTTTATCCATTACAGTATATTTAAAGTATGAATCACCATTACCTCGTTCTGGAATACCTAAATATTCAGCTTTTAGTATTTCTAATGATTCTTGATTTTCTCTAAAACTTTGTTCTACAATTTTACGAGTAATAAACTTATTCTTTACACCAAAGTGATAAGGTAAAGCAACAGTAGAATAATCCATGTTACCATCTAACATATATTGCACAAATTGTTCAAAATATTTATAAGACCATTCTTCTGCTCCACGTATAGAACTTAAATACAATTGTCTTTGTTCTTCTGATGGCAATGCATTTTTCTCTTTTGCAGTTAAACTTCTGTATGGTGGGCATCTAGGAGATGTTAACATTGGTACGAATACTCTAGTTAAAACTTCTTTTTCTGTTCTTACAAATTCATCAACAATTAATATATGGCAACGAATACCTAATGAGTTTTCACTATAAGGTGCGGTAGCAATAACAGAACCGTTCTTAAAAGTAATACTGCTTTCATTTTGTCCAGTTTTTACACCGTCTTTTTCTATCTCATTACTTAGATTTTTACTATCTCTTGAAAAGTCTAGTATCTTTTTTATAAATCTAGTAGACTGACTTTTAACAGGACATACAACCAATATTTTTTGGTTAGGATAAAGAATTGCACGTTGAACTGCAAATAGAAGCGTTATAGTTGATTTAGCTAATCCACGACTTGCAATAAAAATAAAGTTAGGATATTTATTCATTTGGTATATCAATACCTTTTGAAAATCATGTAATTCTAATCCTAAATAATCAGTAATAAATCTATGTGGATTACTTCTCCAATAACCTACCCATTCTTCAAAGTTCTCTGCATAAATTTGTTGTTGAGTTTTATTTTCCTTTTTTAATCTCTTTATTGTAATCGTTGGCATTATGATTCACCTTTTTCATCCACAGCTTCTGGAACATCCGAAATAGGCGATTCCTCTTCATTCACATCTTGAATATCTTCGATTAAATCAATTGTATAATCCTTATATAATTCATCAAATTTCTCTGTATAAGCATTTGTTTTACCTAATGCCTTACATGTAGAAGCAATAAATCCAATCAATAACTTGTTAATATCATCCACATCTTCAAAAGATGGGTCAACTTGTTTAACTGGTCTAATTTTTTCTAAATCTTCTATTCTCTGTCCAGTTGTAGCTTTAATTGAACCAACACTATTTTGTTTTTCAACAAGTCCACTGGTATTTAATAATTCTAATAAAGATTTTACTTTCTTCTCTACGCTGTTACCAATTTCTCTATCTTTTCTGATTTCATTACATTGTAAACAAACTTGTTGCACCATGATATCAATTGATTTTTCATTAATACCGTTAAGTTTATCTTGCCAATCAAGATACTCATTTTCTAAATAAGCCAAATCTTCATTATCGAACATTCCCCATTTTTGTTGTAAATCATCTGTGTCATATTCAATAATATCATATTTTTCTGTATCTATATCTTCGTTCTTTGCTTTTCTCTTAATTTTAGTAATTTCATCAAATGATGCCAATCCATCAATTTCATTTTCCCCCATTGAATCATCAAAGGAGTACCCCCAACCATTTTGTTCTGAAAATCCTAAGCCTTTCATATATGATTGTACAATTGCATCTTCGCCTTTAATCTTAGATTCTGGATTGTTAATATTAACAACAGCACCTTGATAACAAACGTTTATGTATGGTACGTCAATCTTTCTACACATATAATATATTGCTAAGTTCATATTCTTATATTTTTGTAGATAATATGAATATATTTCTTTAGTACATTCTTTACAGTATGGTATTTTCCCAAAATATTGTCTAAATCTATCTTTAGACTGATAAAAATTAGCTTGATTAGATGTACCACACTTTACACATTTAATCTTATCAGCTTCTGTTGCAGTTGGATTACTTCTTACTGCGGTTCTTCCCATCTAACCAACCCCTTTTTATTCTTCTATAAATGTATATATGATATCGCTTATACCGTGTTCAGAATCAAGTACAAATGACTGATTCTTTCTCACAGCGCCATATCCTTGTTCGTATCCCCATCTACTTAATGCGGATACAGTTGGCAATCTTCTTACATCAGTACCACCTTTATCAACAACGCTCTCATGGTGATAGTGAGCCAATAGATATACCGTATTTTCAGTTTGACCTAATAATTGTCTTGCATCGGAATTAACAATATCATTAATATTGTTTTGTCTTAAATCATGCGCAAACCCAATTAAAGTTTTACCAAAAACCTTATATTTTCTTTCAATCCACTCATAGTCTACATTAACGTCTTCACAGCCATCATATTTCACACGCAAAGCATTTGCAATTCCGAAAGCAACATGGTAATCATGATTAGACGGTATATGTATAACTTCAACATTAGAGATTTTTCTTAATCTTTCAATAGTAGAAATTAACATATTAGTAACGTTAATAACTGCTTTTTCAACTTCCATAGATTCTACTTGTGGAGTGCCTTTAGTTGTAGTGCCCATTTTGTTATCTACATTGATTATATCTGAACCAATAGTGAAGTATATTTTTTCAAATTTAAGATGTTTAGTTCTTTCTAATACATCGTTAACAACTTGATAGAATATTTTTTCAGCTATATTTTCGTCGTATTCATTACCAGAACTTTCAACATAACTTCTAAGAGCATAATGTAAATCAGTAATTGGAAGTATTAAAGCCTTCCCATTCTTCTCATATTGTTCTTTTTTGATATTTGAAATGTCCTTTATTTTTATGTTATCGAATAACTGTTCAATATAATCCGCTGACCAAGCAAAATCTTTTTTTGGTTTTACTGTGATTTTACTTTGATACATAACAATCTTTAATCCGTTTCCTGCTGGTGCATTCCACAAATTGTTTTTACAATTAATTAATTCCCATTTAGAAGCATCAAATTTATGCGCTTCTAATAATCTCTCTGGACTTTTTAAATCTTCTTCACATATTTCAATAATACGGTCAGAAACCATTGAACCATCTTGATTTAACTGTGTGCTATCTTTATAACCCATAGAATGTTCTTGAACATTAAGTGGTTTATTTGGGATAATTTTAGATGTTTTTCTTGACTTTCTAATAACGCTTCTAATTCTTTCGTTATCCCAATAATCAGTCGAAAATTTTTCATTTGATTTAATAGCTATCTCTCTATAGCATAAACCCTTATCTCTATACAGGGATAAGATAAAGTTCTCTTGTTCGATTTTACTCAATAAAAAAACATTCCTTTCGATTCTAAAAATTATGATTATTCCAATTCTCCTGTAGCTATATCCCAATTTTTATTATTAGCAACTAACTTTTCTGCATCTGTTAGCGGTTCATTATTCAAAATGTTAATAATATTTAAAGTAGAACTTTCCGCAGATATTGGTAATGAATTAATTAAATTAACTATTGCTTTATGTGATAAAGGACATGAACGTATGGAAATTATAATACTAGATACATTTAGACCACCAAATAATATATTATATATTGAGGAACAGTAATTAAACATACCATCATTAGATACAAGACTTTTTATGTTTAACAACGGTATGTCCATTAAAGACGTACAATTATAAAATATATAACTCATATCAATAACATTACTTGTATCTAATAATGGTATACTTTTTAAAAAAAAACAACTATTAAACATATTACTCATATCAGTAACGTTGATTGTATCTAATAATGGTATACTTTTTAAACACATACAACTACTAAACATATTATTCATATTAGTAACTTTGCTAGTGTTTAGTAATGGTATATTTATTAAGCAATTGCACCCAATAAACATATAACTCATATCAGTAACATTACTTGTGTCTAATAATGGTATATTTGTTAAAGAGGTGCAATTGCTAAACATACTATTCATGCTAGTAACTTTGCTAGTGTTTAATAATGGTATACTTATTAAAGAAACACAAGTGGAAAACATATTATTCATATCGGTAACATTTCTTGTATCTAATAATGGTATATTTTTTAAAAGCTGACAAAAAGATAACATGCTACTCATATCAGTAACATTACTTGTATCTAATAGTGGTATATTTGTTAAAGAAAAACAACTATCAAACATATTATTCATATTAGTAACTTTACTTGTATCTAATAATGGTATACTTTTTAAACAATTGCAACCGCTAAACATATTATTCATATCAGTAACATTACTTGTATCTAATAATGGTATACTTTTTAAAGAGGTGCAATTGCTAAACATACTATTCATGCTAGTAACTTTGCTAGTGTTTAATGATAATAATGCGATTAATGATATACATTTATTAAATACCATAGGATTAGATATATCAGATACCTGACTTATATTGTTATTCCCAATTAGATTAAAGTATCTTAAATTATTAGATGTTATCTTAATATCTTCTACAACAGGTAATTTCCCAATAAAATCTACAACCGTAAAATCTGTATAACCATTTTTCAAACTATGAGATACAAGACTTATATCCGTAATATTTTCACCAGTTATTCTTATCATTACCTGTTTAAACCCATCAGAAGTTAAATCATCATAATCATTAAAATCAAGTGTTTTTTCGGCTGTAGTCCCGCTCAATATATTGATTATGCTTTCATTAGCACCAAAATAAACGCTATAGATACCGTCACATATTACATTTATAGCAAACAAAGCCATATCAGTATGTGGTATTAAAAATAACATATAAGCTTCATTATCATTAGGGATTGGCATCGTCAGCCAATCTTTAGGTCTAGTTGTATTGTATACCTCTAAAGGGGATGGCGGTTCAACGCTACCACCACTAATTTGACTAATCTTATTAGGATAATTTCTAAAAATATCAGTGTCTAATATCTCGACACCTTTATCTCTAATAGCATTTTTAATTTCATTTTTAGTTTCATTTAAATATTGTAATTTGTTAATTATACTCATACAATCTCACCATTAATTATATCTAGTATTATCTCTATATCACCAATTTGTGATAATATAGATTGTATCTCCGTTCCTAACTTTGCTTTTTGAGCCGATATATTCATATTATTTAAATCTTTAATTTGTTTAGTTGTCAAAGCCATAATATAAAACTCCTTTTTTAATTATTTTTAAATAATAATATCAAAGGGGTAAACAATTAGTAAAATGTAGTAGTACGATAATTATGAAAATTTTGGATTATTAAATTTTAGTTTTTCTAGCATTTCTAAACTTCTATGTACCTTACCATTAGCATTCTGTGTTTTAATGGCATGGTCTGCTAACGCTTCTAATACTTCTGTATCAACTTTATTCATGCTAGTATTAAATCGTGTTTCTTCTTTTACTTCCTCTAATTGCGTAGATATCTCTTTTACATCATCTTTTAATCCAGAGAGTAAAGTAATTTTAGTTTCTGATTCTTTTGCATTTGCTTCAAAATCTTGCTTCATAACATCTACAAAAATAAATTTCTTCTCTAATTCCTCTACTTTGACTAAAATTATATCAATTTTATCAATCTTATCAAATTTCTTAAATACCTTGAATAATAATCCAATTATTGCACTTAAAGATAAGATAAGCCCAACAATAATTGATACGCTATTCATATCAATCTGTGCTTGCATATTAGCATCTCCCTTAAAAATAAGTTTAAACCATTCATATATAAGGGGGAAATTATCCTACTCAATTATGATTTGTTTTTAGATTATTATACTGTTACTAAGTCTTCTTTAGTAAGATTAAAATCGTATAGTATACTTCCATTCGCTTGAATCCTAGCCGCTAAATATCTAACAAATACATATCCTTGATATACAGTAATTAGATTTTTACCAGTTTCATCGTATACTGAAATTGATTTAAGATTTTCGGTAATCAATTTATTTTTATATACTTCAAGGTTATCACTAGGTTCAGCTTTATCATTTTGTATAGTAAGTGAAATATGAGCATCACCAGTAACTTCTGTTCTAAAATTTTCTTCTACAGAAGTTGCGTTAAAAATCGTGCCATCAATTAATTTAATTTTAAACATTATATCATCTCTTTTCTAAACTTTTAAGCATTTCAAGTTCATCTTTATTTATAATTTCTAAAGCCCATTCGTCTGGTACGTAATTTTTAAATCTTTTAGCTATACCGTTTTTAGCATATGTTTTATTCCAAAAGTATACATTAGCCAATGCTCTTGCTTTATGCATATCGCAAGCATATGTAGTTCTTTTATTAGCCGTACCAAACTCTTGATAATTATGAGCAGAACACCATCCACAACCTTGCGCAATAGGACAATTAAAACATTCATCAGTAGATTGTGTTCTTCTATCAATACATCCTAAACAATTAACACAATCACATTGTTTTTCTGTTTTCATCATACCGTCAAATACATTACCAATTATCATAGGTTCTTGGTCATCACCTAGACTACTTTCCATATAACGTAAGCATGGAAAAATATCTCCCTTATAATCTACAGCAATCATGTTGCCAGTACCACCACACCAATTATCAATATCATCAGTGCCCTTTGGTCTTGCAAAATCTTCCTCAAAAATAGATAGGTATATCTTATTTTGTAACCCATTTTCTAATAAATAATCAGCTACCATTTTAAGTTGTTCATATAGTGTAGTTGCGTTTTCTTTAGTCCATCCTTTTTCATATACAGTATTAAGAAATATTTGTTCATATCCTAATTTAATAAGATTTTCAACAGCTTCAAATGTATACCCTATATTAGCAGGAGCAAGTGTCATCTTACTTCCCATTTTACCACCAAGCACTTCTGTAAAGTGCTTAACTGCTTTTATAGCCATATCATAAGAACCCATACCATTAGGGAATACTCTGCAAGTATCATGTAATCTCTTATTACCATCTACAGATACGGAAAATGATAAATGATGTAAGTGTTTCTTTATATAAGTTTGTACTCTTTCATCAAAATATAATACACCGTTAGAACAGATAGTTATCATAAATCTTGTAGCCCACGGATGTTTTTTTATAATCATTTGTGTAATAAAATAATCAGTTATTTTATCAATCAAATCTATTGCTAGGAATGGTTCTCCACCTATAAATTCCATTATAATAGCAGGAGAATTATCAATATTAATATATTCATTGGTATCTATATCTGTATTTAATATATCATCTATAAAACGTTTTGCTATATCAAAATTCATAAAATGATGACCTTTGTTAATTTCATAACAATATGTACATCTTAGGTTACAATCATCAGTAACTTGAAATGTTATTGTACGTGCAAGTTTTTTATGATGCACATCACCGTCATATGGTTGTGGAAATAGTCTATTGATATAATCAGCATATTGTTCTATTTTTTTATACATTATCTACCTCGATTGTTAACATTTTGCTCTCAAAATCTAAACTCCATTTGACTTCTTTATCAGCAATACTAGGATTAGCATATATGTATAATTCTTTCAATTGTTGTAGTGCAATTTCATATTCAGAAAAATACCTTTTATATTCTTTTTGATATTCTTTTGCAGAATCAGTACTCATATTCATATTTTTTTCTAACATAAACGCTATAATATCTTTACGTGCATATGTTTCATATTGCAATGATTCTATATAATCGACAAGTTCCCCTTTAATTTCTACCTTCATAATAAAATATTTCTCCTTTTATTTTAACTCGCTCTTTGACCAGAACATCCAGTACATGCTCCGCAACTGCTTGTACATGTACTGGAACAGTATCCGCTACAGTTAGCACCAGAAGATTTAGAACCACTACATCCAGAGCAACCATCACACGATGTACATGCCCCACAAGTACCAGCACACATACTAGAACATCCAGTACATGGAGTACATGTGGTATTACAAGTTGCTTTACAAAATCCTAAACAAGTAACATCACATACTCCGCAACCCTCACATCCGCTACATCCAGTTTTACAACTACCGCTACAACTACCGCTACAACCACCAGTGCAACTACCAGTACAAGCAACACATAATCCTGTACATGATGCAGAACATGAAGATGCTGACGTTGTAGTAGCTTCTGCGGCTAAATTATTAACTATAGTTGTTAATCCAGTATTATCAAAAGATGTAGGGATAATAGCGCCTGAAACAACAGGAACTAAATCTCCATATGTTTTAACTGCTAGTAATGGTTCTATAACTTTTTTACCATGTTCAGCTAATATTATTCCACCCGTAGCAGGTGTTGTAGAAAAATCCCAAGAAGTATCAGCATAAGCAACAAGACTTCCCGTATATGCTCTTCTTTGCATTTCTGCTTTTACTTTTGCTTTTAAAGCAATTAGTTCACTAGAAATCATTTCACTCATTTATACTCATCCCCAAACTCCTTTAGCCGCTACCCAAGCAGTACCATTAAAATATTTCAATATACCGCCATTAGCAGTATCTATCCAACCTTTTGTTACAGCAGTTGGGGCGACAATTCCTACATACATACCACCTAAATCAGCGGCATGTATCCCATCTACAGTATCTGCATTTAAAACACTTGCAGTACCAATATTTAAAGAAGAATATTGAGTTCCCCATGATTCCCAAACACCATTAACTGCTTTCCTTATGTTTTTAACACTTGTTTGAGCAGATACAAACTCTTGTTGTGTCCACCCAGCACTTGTAGAAGTTGTACTATATGAATGCACAATTAAGTTTCCTTGACCATCTGGTAATGAAGGTGGATAATTTGTAAATATACCTTGATAAACTCCTGTCTGAAAATAACCATCACAACTACCAGTACAACCAATAACCTTTGGTACAAAATCGCTTGAATGTTTTCCATCTACAGTATCTGAATTACCGCCATCAGTAATACTTATTAATAAATTAGAGCCATCAATTTTACCTACAATAAATCCACCAGATTTAAATACATTGGTATATAATGCATTACCATTAATCATTTTTGCAATTAATTGAGAACCATTAATTTTCCATGTATCTCCAACGGTAAAATCAGCAGTAGTTTGAAAACTTATCGTATTACTACCTAACATATCTTTAAAATAAACTAATGTAAATGAACCTTTATCTATAGATACATTTGTAGTTGTATCCGCTGTTCTAAACTCTTGAATTGTTTCTGTAGAAGTTGTTGGTGTTAATAATTCATATAATACAATAAGATTATATGAAGAAAGCCAAGTTTTAAATAATGCAATTTTGTTTACATCAGAAAGTGAATCAGACCATCCAATTAATCTGCTTTTATTTACACGGAAATATCCAAGGGTTGCATTTGCTTGTACGTCACTTAACCAGTACCCTTCATCTGTTGTAGTACTACTTAAAAGATTTGTTTTATATGTAAACTCATTACATACGTCTGTACTTGATGCTAATCTATTTGTAAAAGAACTAACATAAAAACATACAGAAGTAGAATTATCAGAAGTAGAATATATTGACCAAGTTTCATTGCCAACAAATTTAACTAATCCAGTGTAATTAGTTCTTATTCCTGTTGTAATATTTACGGTATCTTTTACTCCATCACTCATACTATAAAGTGCATTAATAATAGTAGTAGAGCGTACCACATCGTTGATAGTAATACTTGGAGCAACTACTCCTGTTATAGTATAAAGATTATTTGGAGAAGCTATTCCAGTCCCAGTTAAAGTAGTGCTACCATTAATAATTAAGCTTTTAATGCTAGTATTTACAGTCCCATTAATTGTGACATTAGAGCCTGTTACAGTCCCTATATTATCATCTGATAAATTATGAACAGTACCAATCTTAACGTGCGAACATTTGGTAATATGTTTACTAGAATTATCAACATGTGATTGTACTGTAGTGCCATCAGTATTAAATACTTGACTTGAATCTGTTTGAATTTTTACATCAGTAAAAGTGCCATCATCATTCTGTATTTGTGGCGCTACATGGATTTCAGCCATATTAATTCCTCTCTTTCTTCTATATATAAATTAATTTTATATATAAATAAAATATAGATTTTGTATTTTTACATAACAAAAAAACACCTATAAAAAATAGGTGTTTAATGAACATTCTTTATACTCACGTTCAATGAGATATTTGGCGAAGCAAGTAGGAGTTGAACCCACGTAATCAGTTTTGGAAGCTGACGTTCTACCGTTGGACTATTGCCCCATATAACAAGATACTATTTTTATCAATAAAGCTTGATTTTATTTAATAGCTGTAAGTATCTTTAATTTGGTACGCTAAGAGGGACTTGAACCCCCAATACACAGATTAGAAATCTGATGCTTTATCCAGTTAAGCCATTAGCGTATGAACGAATGTTTTTGTGTACTAAAGTACATAGTTGCAGTCATGTTATACATACAAACAGTTAAAGCTTTCTCTCTACACCACTCTTGCAACAAAGCAGATATAGGTCAATGAAAGTGGAGGTCAATGCAGGAATCGAACCCGCATCTTCTGATTACAAAACAGAGATTCTACCGTTAAAATAATTGACCATAAATTACTTTTTGTATGGAAGTATAACCATCAATTTTTCACAGTTTTATTCTGGAATGGATATGGGTTTAATGTCTCCATTCCGACTTGATATGTTGGTGGAGATAAACGGATTTGAACCGTTCACGTTCTGCTTGCAAGGCAGATATTCTACCAAATGAATTATATCCCCATATTTATATAGTCAAAGTAAAACTAAGGCTACATAACCTATACTACCAATCAGCCAAGCAGTAATCGACTAGCCACATTTTATTTTTATGTGTTATGATTCACATGTTGGTACAATATTCCCATACTAACTTAACTCCATTAAATTTACCTGCTGTTTTTAACCTACCTTTACAACATGCAGTAATATTTGAACTATCACAGTTATAAAACTTACTTGCTTCTTTTGTAGATTTAAATATTTCTCCTGTTGATACACATATTACAGGAATATTATGGATATCACTTAATTTTTTTTTAAAAGAATCAGAACGTTTATATCCAATTAAAGAGTTACTTATTTTATCTTTTGTCTCTTTAGAAACTATATGTCCTATATGTATTCCTTTATTTTTTGCTTTCCAATCTTCCGAATTAATTGTTTCTGTTATTGACTTACTACGCTTTTTATTTATTTCTTCCATTTCGTTTTCAGTCTTATTAATAAAATTATTTAATCCCATATGAGATTTACTTAAAATTAATTTTTGTTCTTCTGACCATATGTATCCACAAGTTCCATTACCACCATTTGTAACATTATAACCATTACCATTATCAATTTTGGTATCATAATATTTAATAAATAATTTTTCATAATTATTAGCCTGTTCCAACGTCAAATTATCATATAAAATAATATGCTCAATATTATCCCAACCATATTTATTTATTGCACTATATACACATTGACCTTGATATCCTATTCCGTTATTTCCCCATCGTATTTGTGGTACTAATGAAGTAATCCCAAAATATAGTTTGCTATTAGGGAAAATATGTACATACACTGAACAATTGTTATTTTCTTTTTCTCCCATATGACCTCTTTACTTAAAACTATTGACAAGGCACTAAATAAAAATTAGTAGAATTATAATATTCTTCTTGATTTTAAAATTAGCTGTATGTGCCTTTCCATTTACAAGATACTGCTTACACGCTTAATATTCCTATACAATTTCATATTCTAAATCATTAATTTATATAGCTGTAAGTATCTTTTTATTTATAGTCACTCCAACCCAAATATAATTATATGCACTTTTTCTCTTATGTAAGATACATTCTATTATATGAGTAGATGATGGATTTTGGTAAAATTGTTTTAACCAATCTAATGCATCAGACATTTTATTAAATGATTTTATTAGATTATCTGTTTTATCATAACAATTTATTTTACAATATTTTTTATGTACTGTTTCTGGCTTACAATGCACAGAGTTATTTTTATCAATATTATCTTCATTTATTATCAGAGTTCTATCAATAAGTTTATCTATACCTCTTGTAATTTTAGCATGGCATTTAACACATAAAACAATTAGATTATTAATTTCATTATTACATCTGTTTTCATCAATATGATGTACATCTAATAATCTTATATCTTCATTGTCTCCACATAGTTCACACTTTGCACCATAATAATCTATAGCTTTATCTCTATAATTATTTATAGATACTATATTACTAGAATGATTAAAATATGTACTTGAACAATTCCTATTACAGAAGTACAAGCCACTTTTTGATTTACTCATCTTTGACTTTACTCTATATATTTTCTTGCCACAATTAGCGCATACTATAGAATCTCCTGTTTTCTTTTTATCAATTTCACATTCTGGACAGTTTCTTTGTTTTCCATACATTGCATTTTGTGCAACTACATTCCATTGATAACCGCATTTCTTACATTTAAGTTCTATGTCTTTTCTCTTACCCTTATAATCAGATAAAATCTCAATCGTATCATTAAATGTAATAGATATTCTTTTTTCAAATTCTTCTTGACTTAACATTTCTATCCTTTCTACTATAAAAGATTTAATAGGGAAACTAATTGATAGTAGCAATTAGTTTAATTACTTTATATAATGTTGCAACACTATATAAAAACCTATTTTGATAATAATTTAGCCTGTTATAAATAACAGTTGATGTTTGACACCACATAGAGGTATATTATCTTGTCTAACTCGAAGATGTAGGAATCGAACCTCTCCGCATACGTCCAAGGTACACATGCATACCATTACAACTCATCCTCGATAAAAATTCTGTTCCACATTATCTACAGCCAAGCAACAGAAAAGTAGGTTTGGTGTACCATTTCGGACTTGAACCGAAATTCTCTGCTTGGAAGGCAGAAGTGCTTGCCATTTACACTAATAGTACATATTTTGGAACAACAAATTAGTTTTACTACCCTAATTAGGTCAACACCTATATTTATTTAAACTCTCTATAGGTAAGATAGCGTGGTTGTTCCATTTTCACACTAATTTGGCGGAGAACAGAGTACTCGAAACCCAATGCTGTTAAACATCAATCTGTTTTCAAGGCAGTTCCAGTTCGCCTGTCTGGTTTATTCTCCGTATAATCGTAACTTATTTTCGGCTCATATTTAAACTCTTCGCCGCAAAGAAATTGAGGTTACGAACCCAATTAGATAACAAGACACAGTTAATAAAAAGCAAATATTTTATTATTATTGTATCGCTGTGTGTGTCTTTAAAAGCATCTACAAAGCCGTGCTTATTGCTTGGTGGGAATGAACAGAATTGAACTGTTACTTAAAAAATCACAATTTTCCGTGCTACCATTACACTACAGACCCCATATATTGGATACACTTAAAAATCTTTCAGATAGGGATATCACTCTATTTACTTAATTTTTTAGAATTTGGTGCGGGCACTAGTGCCTACTCCTATAACGTATATGTATCCTGCGTTGTTCAACTGGTGGAACATTCCTCGTTCGAATAGGATTCCGTAGTTCTTCGGACTACTGCTTTACCACATAAGCTAATCTTCCATATTTTATCTGTCTTTCCAGATTGTCAATGGTGTCGAAGAGGAGATTTGAACTCCTAATCCTTTCGGCACTAGCTTCTAAAACTAGCATGTATGCATTCCATCACTTCGACATAAATGCGCTTTTACTATTTGCAAAGATAGAAAAGCACTAAAAGAGAACTATGGAGACACATACCGTAATTGAAACGGTGTCTTCACCGTGAAAGGGTGACGGCTTAGTCCACTTGCCTAATGTGCCATGTTGGTAACACCACTGGATTCTGCCACCAGATTACAAGGTTGAGAACCTTGCGAATTACTTTTATTCGATGGTGCTATGTTTTCTCTATTATGATTATATACCTATTATTAATAATTACAGTTATTAGCCTATCAATTTAGATAGTTGATATTCCACACCACGTAAAGGTTACTGTAAATTGTGGAACGCTCTGGTGGTTGGACTTGAACCAACAGCCTTTTCCTTAACAGGGAATTACACTACCGTTGTGTTACACCAGAATATAATTGATTTATTTATATTTAGTAAATTCATATATTAAATTTTGAGATATCCTTTTATTTTTTTCTTCTTGATTTAATCCAGTGGTTATACCTATACATTTACGACAACAACAAGTAAATTTTCCACCACTAATTAAAAATGTTTTTCTCTTTTCTTTTTCGAAAATTTTACCACATCCAGTACATTTTAGCATTACAAATTTAATTCCTCTTTTATTTTTATGTAATATATCATGTTCTAATTTTGACATTAATTTTAAATTAGATATGTCATTATTATGTTTATTACCATCAATATGATGTATAATTTCATTGTCCTTTGGTAATATTTTATAATATTCCCAATAAACTAAAATATGTTCATAACAATATTTATTTCTATATTTTTTACCATCGTAATTTTTTGGGGCAACAACTAATATGTATTCACCATTTTTCATTATTGTTTAATAACACACCACCATTCTAAATAAAATTCTGGTATCTGCTTTCGCAATCGAAGCGAATTGTATCTACTTATGAGATAGACAACGATACCTTACCGTCCAACAGATATATCACCTACTTTAAAGGATATAGGTTTCCTTGGTTGCAGGGGCTAGATTCGAACTAGCGATTTTTAGGTTATGAGCCTAATGAGATGACCAAACTTCTCTACCCTGTATTATTAAGTGATTATATAACCATCACTTACGGTTTTGGCGGGAATGCCGAGAATCGAACTCGGATTTACTGTTATTTGGCGGTTATACAGAGAGTTAAACTCTGATTTTCGGAGTGACAGTCCGATGTAATAATCGCTATACTATACAACCAAAATAATTATGTATTTAAAATTTCAGATTTTAAATATGGTAAACCATATATTTTACACCATTTTCTAATAGTGTTATCTGAAACATCAAACATCTTTCCTAAATCTACAAAAGTATAATTACGAATTAATATTGACAACTCATCTTTAGATGGTCTAATTGTTTTTCTTTGAGATATATGGACACATTCTATACAACAATATTCTTGAATTGTATTTTTAGGAATAAATTCTTTTCCACAACTTTTGCACGTTTTTGAATCTAACAATTTAGACTTTCTATTTTTAATATTTTTTCCACTAAAAGTATCAAGTTGCCTATCACAATTTGGACAAATCCATCTTAAATTTTCAAATCTATCGTCATGATTATCTCCATTAATATGGTCTAATGTTAAAGAAAGTTCTTTTCCAAACCATGCTGATTCTTGTCCACAAATATAACAATGATAATTTTCTTTAGTTAATTCATAATAATGACGTCTTAAAGTTGATTGATTTGCAGTACTATCTTGAATAAATATGTCATCATTATTTACTATACGATGTACTATAGTATTAAATTTAGTTTCAATGCTATATTCTTTAATTAACTTATTTAAATTTTTTGTATTAGCACCACTTTTAGTAAAACCTAAATTTCCTAACAAATCACTTAAAGAAGTAGAATGTATTGCAGTTTCTTCAATTTGCTTTTTACTAATATCCATAATTATTATCCTTTCCACAATAAAAGATATTATAGGGAATTTTATTAATTGTGGTAATAAAATTAATTACTTATATTATAATTGCAATTATAATATAAAACCTATTTAAATCACGTCACATAATAACCATTATATGACAAACCCAAATGGTATCACCGCTAAGACTTGGACTTAGAAATCGAAATTATCAGTTTCGTATTTTACCAGTTAAATTACAGTGATATATTTGAGTGATTTTAAGCCATCACTCACGGCTTCATCTAAGCGTTTATAATATTTTAAGCATTATATCCGTTTTAGTTAAAATTAGGCTTTAACTACATCCTTGAAATCCTTAGATACTTTAAGTGCAACTTTCTTTGTTGCAGGAATTGAAATAGATTCACCAGTTGCAGGATTTCTGCCTTCTCTTGCGGATACATCTTTAACTGTATATGTAGTATCAAGAACTTTAACTTTTTCTCCAACAACTGCTGATGCGACTGTTGATTTAAGTACTGTCTCTACACCGTCAAGGAATGCTTTAGTGTCTTTCTGTGTCTTACCTGTAGCATCTGCTACTGCTTTAATAAATGTTTTACTAGTCATGTTGATTTTCTCCCTTTAATTCATAAATATTTTATATTTTTAAAAGCTTTCACTTTTAAATGCGATATTACCAAGGCACTAATAATTAAAGTAAATATATATTTAGTATGTATTCTTTCTATTATTAGTTAGCTGTAAGTGCCTTAAAAAACAAGATACTAAATAAAAAATATAATTTTTATGTAGTTAATAGCTGTAAGTATCTTTTAGTGTTTCTGTTCTCTATATATATTATAGTATAATTTGTAGTGTTTGTCAAGTAATTTTTAAAACTTTTTAAAAATTCTTTTTTTTATTAAGTTTTGTTATTTACTTGGTCTCTATATATATTATAGTATAATTTATATTGTTTGTCAAGTAGTTTTCTAAATTAATTAAAAATTCTTTTTTTTAATATGTATTTTTGTTTCTATATATATTATAGTATAATCCAATTAATTTGTCAAGTGATTTAGAAATTAATTATAACATATTTTTTTGAAGATTAATACTTTCAAATTTAGAAGCTTCTACGGTCGCATTAGCGTTTATCTTACTAAGGTTAAGAGTATGTTCCATTGCTAAAATAGTGCCCTCACGCTCCGATAGATACATCATAGCCATAGGTGGTGAGATACCAACGCTAACTAAAGCACTGATAGCACCACATAACTCTGAAACCGAATTGATGCCTTTAGCAAACAAAATATCATCTAATCTAGCTTTATCCAATTTCTTTGTATCTAAATGGATAATGTTTTCTTCGATATAATCACTAGGGGATTGAACCATATCCATTTCCTCTGGTGAGAACTGAATAGGTTGTTCTTTAATTTCACTCATAATATTTCATCTACTCCTTTTAATTCTAATAGTTCTTGT